GACCATCTATTTGTAATCCTGATGATGAAGAATTAAAGGATATAATGGAAGATTATCCTACCGATACATCATTATCATATAAAGATTTAACTGATGATGATGTAAAAGATGTAATAAAAGATTTTCTATTTTCAGATTCACCAAATTCAATGACTATTGGTGATAAGAAATTAAAAACACCAGAAGATGTTGATGCTTTAAGTCATGATGAACTTAAACAGGCAAGAGAACTTTTACTTCTTGCATCAGATACATCTCCTAGAGCTATGCTTGATAAGATGGATGATTTCTTTAATATCTAATAAGAGGATTACTGTATGAGCGATCTATTTCTAGAAATTTATATAATCATTGGACTAATTTACATGATTAGAAATTTATTGTCTAACATGCTTAGTTCTTATAGATATACTTATAATAAATTAACTTTGCCATGGAAACTATTATCAATGATAAGTGATTTGTTACTATGGCCTATTGGTATTCTTCTAGAAATACGTAGAAAGAGTGGTAGGAGTTAATCCTACCACCCTTATTTTTTTATACTGTTGTACTATGAGCACTGTAATGATCAAACATGAGAGGTTCACCATGATTGTAATTTGTTCCATATGTATCATATGCAATCTTATACTCATCAAGGTTCTCATTATCTGTCTGCTCAAGAATACCTTTCTGTACGTTGAAGTCCTGTGCATTTCCATAGCCAAGACCCTTAGCATCAGTACCAATTCCACTATGGAAGTTAAGTGAATTAGTAACGATTCTATATTTCTTAAGAAGCTTTTCAGCAACTTTATTTACCTGAAGTGATTCATACTTTGTGCAATGGAATTCAATATCAGTCTGAACGAGATTATGCTCACCAGATGTATAATTGAATGCATCAGTATTAATTCCGCCAGGGAAGCAGTTTGCTAAGAAGCAAGCATACTCAATATTCTGACCTGTGTTATCTGTTGCTACATAGATAAACTCAGCTGTGTTATTAGCCTGAAGTTTTTCTGTCTCAGCACCATTATAATGTGTAAGGCCAGTAAGTAAATCTGTAGTACCATTAATCCAGTGTGTAATAACTTCTCTTACAGGAGATCCTGAGAACTCATATACCTGTACTGTGAAAGTATTTGAGTTATCCTGAGCAGATGTAGGAATCTCGAAAGATTTAGCATTATAACCACCCTGAATCTGAGCAAAGTTTACAGTAACGTCAGTAAGACCCTGAATTGCTGTATTACCATACTCAAGAATGTGTTTAAACTTATTGAATTTATTAGAAATGCCCATCTTATCATCAATAAGGAATACAGGCTTTCTAACCATAAATAATCTACCATAACCAGTTCTAAGTGGATCATAACACTGAAGAACTTCATGTGCTACATTTGTACCACCAAGAAAAAGAGCGTATTTGGTAAGATCATCTTTATCATGGGTTTTAATATTACTTTGTAAAGTAATCTGGTCTGTGCTTGCCATGTACGTTATCTCCTTTCATTAAGATTCACTCTGCTCATAGCCTGTATAAGTTCTCTTATTAATATCAATCTCAATAAGAACGATCTTAGTAAGACCTCTAAATATGACACTTACATACAGGTGCAGAATCTTATGGTTGAACTCGTATTCTGACTCAGCAAAGTCAATATCAAATGACTCAAGTTCTGTGCCAACCCAGCTTGCATACTTTGCTCTTTCAACTTCGATAAATTCCTGACGAAGTCTTGCATCTGCAAAGTTATAAATCTGAGAATCAGCATCTCTTGTAATTCTTCTCTTGAGTTCATAGTAGATATTTGCATTACTCTCTTCAAGAAGATCACTTTCTTCAGGCTGACGAGTATTCTGTGTTGAACGTCTGAAGGTATTTTCATCGATGCATGTAAAGTAGTTAAATCTATTCTCATTTAACTTCTCCATTACATCAACTTCCCATTCTTCAACAACAGGTCTCATTGAATCTCTTACATGTCCAGAAAGTGTAGCAAATTCCTTAACGAATGGAACATGGATACCATATCTTGTAACATGATCAATGAACTGACTTGATAAGAAGTAAGAAATTGTTACAGTAACTTTCTTCTTAGAGAATTCATCTCTAATGTCATAGTTATGAATATCAATAGATGTTGTGAAATCATTGAATCCAGCGTACTTTGTAATAAGATTATTAACAACACCTTCTGAAAGGGAATTAATAAATCCTACGTCGAAATATGCTCTACAATCATTTCTTGCAGCAGCAAGCTGTCTAATAACCTGCTTTACTGAAAAATCATAACCAGCATCCCAGAATGCTGTAACTGCAAGTCTATTAGGAGAAAGAATTCTCTTATCAAGAGTTCCATTATAAGCGTTAATATAGCACTCATTAATTTCATCCTGACGTGTCTTTCCTTCTCTTGGTTCATCAAAATATCCATCTCCACCATTATCAAGACCAATACCATTAACTGCAGCAAAGTCTATGATATCAGATGTTGTATAATCAGCAGCATCATAATCATCAGCTGTAATATCTACATCATCTGTAAGAGCTTCTGGATAGAAAATACCTGGAAGTACTTCAGAAGATCCAACCTTACGACCATATATAAGGTCAAACTGATCAAGATCTGGAAGAGAAGCATCCTTAGTATTATTATACATAGCCTTGATTGTATTAATCTCAAGGAGCTGAGCTGCCTGCTCATCATCTGCAGGAGGTGTAACACCACTAAGTACATCTTCAGGAAGATTATACTCAATGAGCTTATCTTCAAGTTCAACTGCAAGATCAACATTAAGAGCTTTTGCAAACTCGATGTATGCATTATATACTTCTTCAACATTATCCTCAAGTGAGAATACTTCTACAGGATATGATCCTCTAGTATATGTTGACAGCACATCATCAACCAAAGTAGGTGTAAGATCTGAGTACTTGTTTGATGTAACAAGTGCTGCAATATATGTAGCATCGAGTGTAAGACCATTGGAATTATCAAGAACTTCATAATTGTAGATCTTGATTCCATAGTTCTTTTCATAAGTTACATTCTGAGAAAGTCTAAGTGATTTAGCATCACCGTACTTACCTCTACCAACAGAATAAATACCGAGGAAAGGAACTTGTGCATATCCTTCACCATCGATATATTTACCATCGGTTGTAGGTCCATCAGGAGTTTCAAGTGCTTCCTTAACAGCATCAGCTGTTGCAAGACCTTCTACTGTCTTAGCAGTAAATTTAATTCTAAATTTTCTAAGATGTGCATCTCTATAGTCTTCAGCTGTATCTGCTTTATAATAAGCTGATACAAGCTTATTAGCATAGGACGCATTTTCAGGCATAACACGCATAAGCCATACAGTTGAATTAGCGTGTCCTAAATTTGCAAGAGCCTGAGCATAAGGCTGTCCATGCTTAGCAAAATCGAGATTACCAAATCTCTTCGTAGCTACGTCCTGAGATGTCAACTTAACGAATACATTATCAATACCGGCTGATGTTACTACTGGATATAAGAATTTTATAGTAGTATCTTCAGTAGCCGAAACATCATCATCTTGTACTAATGTATAGTCATTCATATATACTTCGATATGAGGAAAACTATACTTAGGGACAATTTGATTTGATCTTGGCATCTATATGTCCTCCTTATTTTATAAAAATTCATCTAATTTATCATAATCATAATGAATTCTTTAGATTTTAAATAAATGTTGTACCTTAGAGTTTAAGTAGAGCTTCTGAAGGAGTATAATCTTCGTCTCCACCAGTACGTGTTCTATCAAGAGATGCTGTGATCATAGTATCAATATCTTCAAAAGTTATAGCAGTAAAAGTTGATGTATATTGGCAAACTGTCCTAATGTTACTCATAATATAATCATACATAGATATATCTGGATTTTTTCCTGCTACAGTAGCAAATTTTTTACTAAGGTCATTTTTATCTCTGTATAATATAGAAAGAATTAATTCAAGAAGCACTGATGATACTCCAAGATATGCTCCATTTAGTGATTGGTTTTTAATCCAAAGTGTAATTGCTTTGTCATAAGGAACATTTTGTGGAATTTTTCCTTTAGTAATAAGAGAAAAATATCCAGCTACATTATCAGAATTCTTTACCATATCAACTGGCATAATTTTACTATTCTTATAGTAAGTAAGCACTAAACATTTTTCTCCATTAGTACCAGGAAGATCAACTGTCTTAGTTTCACTTTCTTGTACGTATAAGGTTATATTAGTTGGTACATTGAATATACTATCTTTAATAGTTTCACCTTTTTCATTTTTAATACTAACATCAAATATTCCAATAGTGTCTATATTAGATCCATTATTACTAGCAAACCCACCACTAGAATCTTCAAAATAGTACATAGGTATATAGAATTCAGCCATTGGTGCATTAAGATAAATATAAGTACCGTCGGATTTGAAATATTCCATACGTCATCATCCTTTCTTTAAAATCTTAAACTAATGTCAATATTATAGAAAAAACAAGGTTTTAACTACTAATATAGAAAGGAAAGTTATCTGATATGAGTAATATAAATGAGATTATGGAAACATATCAGAGTTTTGTTGATAGTGGTCTTATGACTCTTGAAGCAGCTCAGGATATGTTCGATGACAACTTAAATGATTATATATTAGAAACAAAGTCAGATATTGATAATGCATATAATGAAGGTTTGATTACAGCTTATGAAAAAAATATATGTTATATTAATATCGGACTTGATGTTGAAGAAAATTATGATGAAGTTATAACAAATTTAATTGAATCATATATGACAGAATTTAATTCTGATGATTCTGTCGTAGAAGAAAAGAAGGTTGATCCAGATAATATTCCAAGTAAAGAAGAATATTATAGACAACTTATGGCTAAAGAAGCTAAGAAACAAAAAAGAAAAGCTTTCTTTAAGAAAGTTGGTACTGCGGCTGCTCTTACTGGAGCTGTTGTTGGTGGAGCTTATCTTGCTAATAAAGCAGAAAAAGCTGGCAATGATAGAAAAGTAGTAAGGCCAGATAATCCAGAATATGCTGAATTATTTAAACAAAGAGACAAGAAAATAGATACTCTTAATAAGAAATATGATGCAGCTATTAAGAGTGCTAAAACAGATATAGAAAGAGATTATATCACAAAGCAGTATAAGAATGATATCTCTAATGCTAATATGTGGTTTTCTAATCA